ATGAAGCTTCCGAAACCAATACAACGTGGGTCAACTTGGCGTATCACTGTAACTTTTGACAAGCAGCGATACTCAGTGACCAGAGATACTGCAAAAGAGTGCGAGCACTGGGCATCAATCAAGCTGCTGGAGCTTAAAACAGGTAAGGCTGATTTAGAACAAGGAATAAAGCCAGCATACCCATTTCGTCAATTATGCGATAAGTACTACCAAGAGCACGGCAGACATATGCGGTCTGCTAGAACAATTATGCTCAAGATTAAAAACCTTGATCGCATTGCACCCAATGTTGCTGATAAGTCTATTTACGATTTTAAACCCAGCGACATTGTTGAATGGCGAAATAAACGGAAAAAGGAAGTCAAAGTATCAACCTTAAGAAATGAGCATGCTATCTATTCGGCTGTTTTCACTTATGCCTTGAAAGAGCTTTTTTTAATTGAGTCGAATGTTTGGCAAACTGTGCCGATGCCAAGTAAGGAAAAATCACGAAATCAGCGGATCATGCCTGAACAGCAAGAAGTGTTGCTTAAAGCGTTGGACTGGGATGGTGAATCTACACCTGAGAAGTCAAAGCACTATGTAGCATGGGCATTTCTATTTGCGCTTGAAACTGCAATGCGACAAGGTGAAATACTAGCAATGCGTAGAACAGACTTGAGAGATGGTTTTGTACATCTGCCAATGACTAAAAATGGCGAGTCTCGAAACGTACCATTATCGAAAGAAGCAAAGCGTCTGCTTTCATTATTACCTTTGGATAATGACGTTCTGGTGCCGATCGACAAAGATATTTGTTGTGCAACGTGGGTGAGAGCTAAAAAAAGAGCGAATCTACCTCACATTAATTTCCACGATTCACGACATGAAGCAATCACAAGAATGGTTAAGGTTCGGAAATTACCAGTTGAGGTTTTAGCAAAGATCACCGGGCATAAAACTATTGGGATATTAATTAATACTTACTACAATCCAGACGCTCAAGACTTAGTAGAAATGTTCAATGACAGTGAGAGCTAATTAGCTCTCGGTCTGCCTCTTTTATTTTTTGTTGTGAGTATGCCGTGCGCTAGGCGAGGGTTGTACAAGCATTTCCCTTGTGTGCCTTGATTAATAGATGCAAGGCGCTCACGGATGGTTGTCGTTGATAGATTATATTTTTCCGCTAATTTAGCAGCAGACACTAATTCCATCTCTACTTCTTTCAGTTCTTTGACAATCCCACCACCAATGTTCTGCCCAAGCATGACTTGTGGTGGTGCATCAGCCTCAATGGTGATTGTATATTTTAATACACCCATCATGATTCCCCTGTAGGTAGATCCATTTTCATAAAAGTAATCCAGTGAGTATTCGCACGCTTTCCACTGATATGTCCGAAAACAGGCTTTTGATCAGTCAAAGCTAAAATTTCACTGACTTTAATTTGAGTTTCATTCCACTTAAAAATTAAAACTCCACCAGTGTCCAACACGCGAAAACACTCCTCAAAACCTTTTCGAATATCTTCGCGCCAATCTCCATTCAGTTTTCCATATTTAAGGGCTAACCAGCTTTGCTTACCTGCTTTGATCAAGTGTGGTGGATCAAAAACTACTAAATTAAATTGACCATCTTTAAATGGCATTTGACGGAAATCCATTTCTAGATCTGGTGACACTTCAAGAGTACGACCATCACATAAAATATGACTTTCTGTTCTGATGTCCCCGAACATTACGTTCGGGTTGTGACGATCAAAATGCATCATGCGAGAACCACAGCAGGGATCAAGGATTTTGGCTGTCATGACTTTGCTCCTGTGCTTCACCATGCCAATCATTAGCAGCAGCACAACCATCAAACTCTTCTTCACAAGAATCACAAATGATCATGGTGCCATCCTTTCTGCAGTTAGAGGATTGCTCATTACAAACATCACATACATCAATCATGACTTTGCTCCTGTGCTTCGATCATTGCCTTAAAAAGTTGATCATTCGGCTTGTCAAAGTATCGTTTACCCAAAACCCCAATTAGAATCTTTTCATTTCGCGTTCGCACTTGTTGGCGCACATCACTTAGCATTACTTCTTCTTCTGGATAGTCCTCACTCTCATCATCATATTGTTTGTAATCTTGATGAAGCTCATCAAATGCCATAGCTGTACAACATTCCTGACAATAGCGATTTGTTAGCAATTGACCATCTACAACACTTGAAATAACTCTCGAATATTTATTTGGCTCACAAATAGATAAGCAATCAGAACACAATTGTTTTGTTTGTCGTGTCTTAACGATTTTATCTGTTAAGTTATTACCATCACCGATGTCACCTTCAAATGGGTCACTTGATAAAACCCACTCCTTCCAGTTTTCATCCCCAACTGCAATATTTTCACCATCATAGGTAAATTCGCGCACATCAATCATGACTTAGTTCCTTATAAATGGCCGCACTCAGTACGGCCTTATCTGATTAATTACCGAAAAGCTCTGATTCGCGTTTTTGCGCAGCATTAGTAATGCGTTGCTGGTCAGGATCAGACTGTTCCTCATACATTGGATCGATAAAGATGTTGTTAATTTCATCTTGGTTTTTGGCTGCTTCAATTTCAGCAATCGCTTTATCTACCCAAGGGGTATCGTCTGTATCAAACATGGATAGCTGATTTTCTAAAAACTGTTTACGTGCTACATAGACGTTAAGTACATCGTTCGTATGGTCAGGCGTAAGGTTTGGCTTATTGTCTCGGATAGTCTTTGCAACGGCTTCCAGTTCAGTAATATTTTGCGCATTGTCGATTTGGATTTTTAAACCGCCGATGATCTGAGCTGACTTAATATCGTTTATGGCTGGTGCTTCTTTAACTTCTTCCTCAGCAGGTTTGTTAAATTTAGCCTTGTACTGTGTATAGGCATCTTTTAAATAGGCTAGGTGAGGGCCAGTCAAAGCGTCATTAATGATGAATTGTTCATGCAGTTGGTTTAGTTCCGCTACGCTTTCAGCTTTATTCATTCTAACTAAGTAGTCTTTTTTCACTTCTGCTGAGGTCGGCTTTTTCACTGGAACCGTTTCTACTGGCGGTGCTTCTTCCTTTTCAGCCTCAGGCTTTTTTTCAGTAATTGTCTTTTCTTCTACATCATTTGATGTTGAATTTTGGTCATTTACTACATCGGCAGCAGGTTGGAACTTTTTAGCTTGAGCTTTAATCAATTGTAATAACTGCTTGCGCTCATCTTTGTTTGCATGATCCATTACTTGTTCTTCGCAAGCATCAAGTTCATCACTTGATTTTATGGTTAGAATGCGACGTTTAAGTGCCGCAAAGTCTTCTTGCTCTTCTTTGTTACTCTGAGCATCAGCACCTGAAGGGGAACTCATATCAAACCAATCGGCTGGGTTGCTCATACCATCTTTTAAGCTTGTACCAATTTTTATTAAGCTAACAATCTGCGCTGGCTTGATAGCCTCCATTCGGCACTGTATGCGTTTTTCTAAAGCTTCTTTAGAAACACCGTACTTCTCAAAAGCTTTAATAATATTTTGAATACCTTCTGGTGATGTATCAGCATAAGTGTTTAGCGTTAAATCACATTGCTGTAACGCTGCCTCTACAACATCACCCGGTATAACTCCAAGAATGCAAGCACGAAGGCGGCGTGCACCGTTATTCGCTACAGCTTCATAAATATCGCGTGGATCAATAAGCTTTACTGCACCACCTGATTTTGTATAGCGCACATGAGGAACCTGAAAAATTTTGGTTTGACGTGTATTTGTTTCAACATCCCATGCAAAAGCCTCAACAGTACTTTCACCATTCGCTTGAGAAAGCTCTCGCACACCATACTGAATATTTCCCCAGTTTTGTGCTAGTGATTCAGCAAGGCGGATAGTTGGACCACTAATTGACGTGCCGCCACGCGCATATTGATATACGGCAACTTGTGCTAATCCTGATCGCTGACAATCATTTAAGATTCGATCTACAGCAGCAACGCGGTCACGTGGAAAACTTTTAGCAATGGCAAGTGCAGCCTGAACTTCTGCAATCGCACGCTGACTTTCCGTGCTAATTAATGCAGAGCTTGATTGATTGTGGTGAACAATTTGGTTTTGTCCATTGCTTAATGGATTTTCGATACGTGAGACAGATTGAGTTTGAGCATTCATTTTTAAAATTCCTAATTAGTTAAAATCGTTTTCTAAAGCTTGTTTAGTCATGTATTGCGGGAGGAATAAATCTTCCATTTCAAGTGAGTAGCCGTCCCATTCATTGATAAGAAGAGACTCAGCCAGTAATTCTTTTGATTTGTTGTATCGAGATTCACCGACACTTAAAAATAGGTCTGCTGCCTTGTACTGCTTGACGTTGTGCGGAATTGAACTTTCAGCAACTAACAGAATAAAAGGCGGTTTATCTTCTGTTCGGTAGTACTGCTGGAAGCCCTCACGGTACATAGCTGCAGAAAGGTCATAACCAAAGTCAGAACACTTCTTAGAGAAAGCATGTGCACGTGCATCAGTCGAAGTCTTCAAATCCAAGATCAAACCATTTGGAAAGGCTTTACAGGGTGCAATGTGCCAGTCAGGACGAATACGAAGTTCTAAGCCATAGATTGGATCGGTAAAGAATATGCTTGCTTCAGCCATGCCGTAATTGTTCTGCATGTCTGCATAAGAGCTGAGTTTCTGTAGGTTGGCCACAATACGTTTTGCACCTTCAACCTGTTCAGCATCAACTAAAATTTTGCCTTGATTGGCCTGTTCCCAAGCCAAAGCCTCTTCTTTACCAGCCTTTGTACGGCGGTCAAACTTAGGCGCGATAATGAACTCATGTTCAAACTGTTCAGGCTCTAAAAACAGGGTGTGCGCCAGTGTTCCAAAACTCATAGCTGTTTTAGTTTCGCGTTCAACTTCTTTCGCAATGTTGTTTGAGTAGAAGTGAGCACTAGAACGCAGCATGTCTTTTAACTGGCTAGAGCTAAACTCAGGGCGTGAGTGGTATTCCTCATTGCTCATTTTTTCAATGAGTGATGCAGTCGGTAATTCTGCAAATGCATTCATCTGATTAGCCTCCAAACACGTTCATAACCGCAAGGCTAATAACAAACCAAAGAACCAATGCAGTAAGAGCGAAGATGCCAAAGTCTTTAAGATTCGCCTTGATAATGGCTAAACGAGGGGTACGCATTTCTGCAGGAGTGGGGTGCTGGTAAAGCACAGGCTTTGTATTGCTTTCGTTTTTAACGAATGTCGGTGTTTGACTATGTGATGCTGTTTGTTTCATACTTATCTCGCTCTTTGAGTAAGCTCGCTAGATTTCCAGTCGCTGCGGGCTTTTTTGTGGGTACGAGATTTAGTTTAGTAATCTAAACTTTTATAGTCAATAGTTTTGTTTAGTAAAATAAACATTTCTTTTTTTATTTGGCTTAGGTATTTTTAATAGACAAAATAAAACCCATCACAGGGATGGGTTAGATGGAGTTTGTTATGAGTGAAAAAAAAGAAATTGCGATTATCCCAAAAGGCTCTTATGTAAGCATTATGGGTTGTCGGTTCACATTGCTTGAAGATACTCAAGTGGAGGCGAACCAAACCAACTTAGACGACATACTCAAAGATCAGGAAAACTTTGACAAAGGCATAGGCGTTGTTGGTGATATGCCTAGTTCCCAACATTCGTAGCTTTCTGCAACCAATTAGGAACAGTCTCTGGCAAATTTACATATGACCATTCTCTAATATCTAACTTCAAAACAAGTATGGAGTCGTCATTGTCGGCAAAACCGTGTAAAGCCATTCGAATCTGCGTTGCAGTCAAAGAGGATTGAATAACATATTGAGATAACGTACATTTTACATAGCGGTTGCTCGATACTTTTACAATCCCTTCTTGAAACTTCGCATAATCTTTCTTCTTATTTAAGTCATATGTAACTGTATAAAAAGCCATATTTTCCTCCACCCGATCTGTACTAAAGGACTGCGTCGGGTTCGCAGTTTTATTATTCCCAAAAAATATATTTAGAATTCTTATGATAATTAAACATATAGCGAACAAAGAGAAAGCATAAATAGGTTAAGCCAGCTTGTATAAATCCACAAAAAATAAACTCAATCCAGTGTGATCTTGAGAAATGTACATACATAACCAATGGAACTGGCACTAGCAATAAAACGACCAAAAGAAGAGCGAGTACATCTTTTGCAATATCGGATTTTGTTCCAAGCCACGCAATTGACGCAAAAATCAAAAAACCAAATATGTTCGTATATTGATAGTTAATCCATGAATCAATCATAACCTCACCAATTTTCTAAACTAGATATTTGCCAAACCCAACCAATAATTTCAAATTGTTGATCAATTCTTTCCTGTTCGCTCAAATGAAGCTCAGGGAACTCAGTTGCATTGTCAGAAACAATACGAACACCACCTAAAGGTAGATTATACAAGCGTTTGCAGTAGAACAAACCACCAATGCAAATAGCAAAGATCTTACCGTCTTTAATATTTTTTCTGCCCAAATCTAAATGGATTGTATCGCCATCTTTAATAGTTGGACTCATTGAGTCGCCCATGGCCGTGGCAGCAACAGCATTCTCTTTTGTAATAGACAAGTTTCTGAGCGTTGCTTTTGACATTCTCAATTTGCGCGTTTCGTTTGCAATTGCGTCACTGATTGATCCGCCACCACATGCAAATGAAAAATCTTTAAAGAATGGAATCTCAATTTCATCATCATCAAGTGGGGTATTGCTATCCCATGGTTCGACTTGTGCAAATTCAGGAGACGAGTTGCCAGTTAAAAGCCAGCTAGAAGTAGTTTTTAGAGCTTGAGCCAGCTTAATCAGTCTTTCATTAGTTGGAGTATTTACTCCGCTAATCCAATTAGTAACTGTTCCTTTACTAGCCCCAGTAGCAGCAACTAGGTCTTTATGTTGTAGCCCTAGTTCTTTCATGCGCTGAGCGATTCTGTCTGATGTAGTTTGCATAATGGTGAAGCCTTGTATTTGTTTAAAATACTAAACAAAAAAATTGACATAATCCTAAACTTGTCGTTCAATAAACTAAACAATATAGTTTAGGTAAATAAACATGACCGTGGATGACTTACGGACTTTCTATAAAGCAAAAAGTGACGCAGAACTTGCAAGAATTCTTGGGCGTGACCGATCTGTAATTAATTATTGGCGAAAAGGTATTCCTTTAAGCACACAAGCTGTATTTGAGGTTTCAACAAAAGGTGAATTAAAAGCCAACCTTTCTTCTTTAGTGTCCGCAAATCCTTAGGTGAGCCCATGTCTGAAAAACTCACTGAAAGCATTACTTTCAAATGCACGTATGAAGAAAAGAAAGAGTTTGAAGCTATTGCACGAGCTGAAAAAACTGACGTTTCAAAATTAAGTCGTATCTGCATGAGAGAAAAAATCGCTGCTGTTCGGGAATACCTAAATTCTCTCAATTCATTCATGTGTCTTACCACAGATACCGTAGACACGTCTTTTGAGCTCAAAGCTCCACCGCGCTTTATAGATGTCACACCAAAACCACAGGCACAAAAAAAAGCCCAGCTGCGCGAACAACTGGACTTTCTTGCCATCCACTACGAAAGCGAATGAGGTTAGGAAACCATGCCAAATTTAGCACACGTACTACGAACCACTCAAGGAGAAGTAGTCCAATTTCCAAATAAAGAGCGTAATTCCATGACAAAGCGAGATGAAGGATATACGCGGCTTCCCAACGCTTTAATTGATAGCCAGATGATGGCTGAATTAAGTGATAAAGCATTTAAGTGCCTTCTACTTATCATTCGTCAAACTTTGGGCTTTGACCGCACAACACATAGCATTTCATTAACTCAGTTTCAAAAATACTGCGGTATAAAAAAACGCGACACTGTTATGGGATGTATCAAAGAATTAGAGGAGGTTGGAGTTATAGAGGTAGCAAGGAATTTAGGAAGATTAAACTCTTATTCCCTGACTTTAGACCAGTACCAACAAAAGGGACTAGTACCAACAAAAGGTACTAGTCCTAATGATGGTGACGGGACTAGTACCGCTAAACAGGACGAGGGCAGTCCCGTTGAACGGGGCACTAATAAAGAAAATATTAAATATAAGTTTAAAAATATAAAAAAAGATAATCTACCTGTGGATAACTCAGGAACAGAAATCTTTAGCGATTCTGTCGAATACCACGAGGACAATAAAAATCTGTACAGCTTGAGAGAGCTTGCAGGTGTCTACACGATTCAAACTGATCTTGCTGACCAAGCAAAACGAATCAATCCAAAACTTGACGATGCAAAAATTCTGAGTGAGTTAAAAAACTTTGCTCAGTGGTCTACCAGTCGAGAAAAAACTACGGCACAAGGTTGGATGAATTACTGGATCTATCGCATTCAAAAACTTTCAGCAACCAAAGCGAAATCTTCAAAACCGAAAAGCAAAGGCTTGTCTGATGCACAAGTGAATTACTTCGTTTCAGAGCTGTGCAATTACCAAAGTTTCAAATCAAAGCACTCAAACATCGGTGAATCTCAAAAAGCATTCGAAACCCGGATTAGCTCAAACATCCGTAAACCTGAATACGCTGAGAAATATGGTCCTTATCTGCATGAGCTTGGCTTCGTGGTTGATCTAGGGGCAAGCCTATGAACTCTCAATGCAAACCTGAAGGGGCAACTCACTACGAAACAGACGGGACAGTTTGGAAAAACGAAAAAGGACTTTGGATGTTTTGGCGTGAGGGCTGGGGATGGTGTCAGTACGTGGGTAAGGCCAGTCATGCATTCCTGAATAAATTAACTGAAATCGGGGCTTAATCATGAGAATGAGTGAAAGAGAGCTAGAACTTCATTTAAAACGCCACGAAAAGCGAAAAAATAACGCATTGCAGCAATCTAAACAGAAAAATGATACGAAGGTACATGAAGCAAATCAAAAAGCCTTAGAAGCGATTACAGAGCCAAATAAGAAAGGAGAGGGAAAAGTAATTTTAAACTGTGAAATTCCATCTACTCCACCATCGGTAAACAATTATTGGGTGGGTACTGGACGTACATGCAAAGTTAGTGACCGTGGTCGTGATTTTCATGATCTCGTTGCTATGACTATCCCTCAACTAAATACCACGTCACGTCTAAAACTAGATGTGACTTTTCACTTTCCTAACAAACAACGCCGTGACATCGATAATTTTTTAAAAGCAACGATCGATAGCCTAGTGAAATGTGGCCTCTGCGTAGACGACGAGCAATTCGATGAATTAAGCGTAAAACGTGGGGAAGTTATCAAAGGCGGTCTTATAAAAATTACAGTTCTGGAGCTTCAAAAATGAGTGATTTAGTTGTTGATTCTATAGTGTTTGCACAGTCTCCTCGCGCGCGCACGCGTTTTATCAATCAGCGCACGAAAAAGAAGGTCAAAAAGTTTCTAGTGGAGCGCCGTGGATATAAGCGTCCAGACTTCAATCGCATGATTCTGGATCTAGGCAAATGCGGCTGGACACACGAAAAGATTGCGGACGTTCTGCCGGTGTCCGGTGCTTCAACTGTGAGTGAATGGGCGCGTGGTGGCGTTCCGAACTACGACAACGGCCATGCATTCATTTTGCTATGGCAAACAGAGACGGGCATTGATCGCTACCCACTGGAAGGTGAATGGATGACATACAAATATAAGATTGGCCAGATGGATATTTTTGAAGACGGCGGCCTGTGTGATCAGGTCATTGATGAGTTGGATCGGGAGTTAGGGTTGTGAGTGATTTTAAAGAGTTCTGCTTGGTTGAAGGTTTGAGCCCAGTGCAAATTATTGGTGCTCGTAAAGCATGGAATCACCAGCAAGCTAAGATTGATGCTGTGAAAGCAATCATGAATGAATATTACACTGGGAGTTATGAAGAATCGGCAGAAATGGCAGGATTAATCAGTGCTGCGCTGGAAGGTGATCATGCCACCTGACTACACCCACATAGAGAATGATGGCACGCCGTGGAAGAACGTCGAAGGTGACAGGTTCTTCTGGCGTGAAGTCTGGGGCTGGTGTCCGTATGTCGGGCCGAAGAATAGTAATTTTTTTAATAAATTTAGTTAGAATGGCGATCAATTTATAACAAGGATTTATTTTATGTGGGAATGTATTATCAATGCCTGGGCTTGGTTAGGTAGCAATTCAGGACAAGTGCAAACTTTAATAGCTATTTTGGCGCTCGTTTTGGCTTATGTGGTTTATAAAAAGGTACTTGAGCAAATTAGGATTTCGCAAGAACAAACACGATTTACTCAACAGCAGCGAACACTAGACTTAAGGATCAGTACATTAAATCTGATCAATGAAAATATTCAGAACAATCTGAAAAATATTATTTTAATTGATTCGGTCGTATCTCAAATGGAAAATCTTCATTCGAAGTTAGTCGAAATCAATGATGTTGATTCAGTAAAGTTAGAGTCATTAATTGGTAAGATGGTTTCATACAAGTTAGAAACCGAAGGTATAAAAAAGCAACTAGTATCTCTGTTTGAGAGTTTTAAACTCAAACAGGAATTGAGCGACTCTCAATTTAACGAATTAATTAATACATTGGCAGGCACTTTAGCACAATCATCAAGCAGCAGTTTTGAGTACACATCAATGCTGCATGAAATAGAGTTACTTAAAAAAGAAAAGAACCTGAAGTAATCACCCAACAAACCGCTACACCAAACCCCGCACATTAGCCCTATCAACCAATGATGGGGCTTTTTTATGGCTACTACACCACGCAAGACACAAACACCGGGTGCAAAAAAAGAAACAACGACCACGGCGCAGACCTCAACAGATGACGTAATGGATGCTGTGTTGGGGAAATCAAAAGACTCGGATGTTGTTGAAGACACTCAACCAGTAGACCCAGTGCAAACACAGCAATCCGCTGAAGATGTTTTGGCCGATATTCTCAGTGGCGAAGATTTAGGCCAAGAGGAAGCACCTGAGGGTTTCATTTCTTTAGAGCAATTCGATGCAGTTGCCGCACAACTTGCCAATAAAGAAGAAGAACTAAAAGGTGTAACCGCTGAGCTTGTTGCTGCTCGTAAGCAAGTCGTCAAGCTTACTGGCGGTCAAAATCAACAACCAACAACCCAAGCAGTAGCACCAGTGCGTAAAAAGCCTGTACTTACCGCTAAAGGTTGGTCAGTGGAGGATTAATCATGTGCGGCAAACCAAAAATAGTCCAACAAGATCCTGAAGGTGATGCACTTAAAGCAGCTGAAAAAGCAACTGCTGAAGCGAATGCTAAACGTGCTGGTCGTCGTACTGCAAATACAGACAGCCGAAGTGTTCTTGGTTCCAAAACTGAAAGCAAAACAACTCTAGGCGGTGGTGGCTAATGGAAAATGACGCTCGTATCTATTGTGCTCGCTTAGGTCAGCTTAAATCTGCGCGTGCGTTACATGAATCACATTGGGCAGAATGCTACCGATACGGAGCACCTGAGCGTCAACAAAGCTTTAGTGGTTCAGATGTGAAGAATCAGCGCGAGACTGAACGTGCTGATCTTTACGATTCAACAGCGGCAGATTCAGTTCAAGTGCTTGTTTCAATGATCATGAACGGCGTAACACCTGCGAACTCTATTTGGTTCAAAGCTCAACCTGATGGCATTGACGATCTTGCAGAGCTTACAGAGGGCGAACGCTGGCTTGAGGATGTTTGCCAATTCATGTGGCGCAATATCCATGCATCAAACTTTGACAGTGAGAACTTCGATACGCTCACAGACGTTGTAACGGCTGGTTGGGGGGTGATGTATGTCGATATTGACCGTGTGGCGCAGGGCGGTTATGTCTTTGAATCATGGCCTATAGGTTCGTGCTTCATTGGTTCAACTCGTGCAGATGGCTTGATTGATACGATTTATCGTGAGCATGAAATGACAGCTCAAACGATGGTGAATACCTACGGTGAGAGCAATTGTCATCACTCGGTTGTATCAGTTGCAACAGAGAGTCCAGACACGAAGTTCAAGCTATTACACGTCATTCAACCACGTAAACAAACAGGTGCAGGGCAGATCAACAAAGCTATGCCTTTTGCCTCATATCACATCGATATCAGCAATAAGCAGATGTTGAAGGAATCGGGATATCACGAGTTCCCATGTTCAATCCCTCGTTTGCGTAAATTGCCGGGTTCTGTTTATGGCAATGGTCAAATGTCTTTGGCGCTACCTGATGCTAAAACAGCAAATGAACTTGTCAAAAACACTGTGCGTGCTGCTGATCTTCAAATCGGTGGATTGTGGATAGCACAAGATGATGGCGTCTTAAATCCTCATACGGTTCGTATTGGTCCACGTAAAGTGATTGTGGCCAATAGTGTTGATTCGATGAAGCGCTTGGATGATGGAACAAATTTTCAAATTGCTGATTATCTTCTGACGAGTCTACAAGGCGGTATTCGTCGCAAGCTCATGGCTGATCAATTGCCACCGATTGGAACACAGCAAATGACCGCAACTGAGATTAATACACGTGTTGAACTCATTCGCCAGCTACTAGGCCCTATGTATGGTCGTCTACAAGCTGAGTATTTACGGAGTATTTTAGATCGATGTTTCGGACTGGCATTGCGTGACGATGTTTTAGGTGAAGCACCTAAGGAGCTTTGGGGTCGCAACCTTTCATTCAAATTTGTGTCACCACTGGCACGAAGTCAGCGTATGGAAGAGGTGTACGCAACTGAGCAATACATCACGAGTCTTGCAAGTATTGCTCAAGTCGATCGAACCATTCTCGATAACGTCGATTTTGATGCTGTTGCTGTGCTAACAGGGACAGGGCGAGGCGTACCACAGACAATCATGCGTACAGCTGATGAAGTGCAACAGCTACGCCAAGCACGTCAAAAGGCACAGGAAGAACAAGCACAGGCACAACAGCAGGCGGCAATGATGGATAAGGCTGGTGATGCTATTGCAAAGGGTATGGGTAATCAAATGGCTCAGATGCCAACTGAGGTGATGCAATGATCTTAATTATCGCCGTGTTAGCCATTTTTTTATTGATTGCATGCGTAGCGCTTTGGTCATCCTACCAAGAGCGAAACATGCTCAAACAGCAGCTTAGAGAGGAACAAGAAGCTAAAGCTAAATTGCTTCCGAAAGATGAATCTAAAGAGCCTGAAATTGAAATAGGCATTCAGGTCAAACGGCGATATTACCGTCCTGTGACGGCGGAAACCTACCGTAATTTATTCGATATCGATGTGAATGGTGTACGTGTCTTAGAACATCTGACATCAATTTTCTGCAAATCAACTTATGTGCGTGGCGGTCAAGAGGCTGAGCGAGAGTCTTGCTTTAGAGCGGGCGAACGAAGTGTTGTGGAATTCATTATTAAGCAAATCAATCGTGCAAACGATCCAAACTATAAGGAAGAAGTAAATGACTAATCCAGTAGAAGAACCAGCTGTACCAGCAACAGATCCAGCACCAAGTGTAATGGGTACACCACCAGCCGAGCCAAATCCGACTGATCCACCTGCAGAGCCAGTTACACCGCCAGCTGGTGCACCTGAAACGATCGATGGTTATGAGGTGAATGTAGAAGGCTTTAACTATGACGATTTTAAAGCCATTCCTGAAAACCAAGAGTTTCTGGAGCGTGCGCGTGAAGCTGGTCTAAGCAATGAACATTTAGGCTTTCTACTCGGTGAATATAATCAGTTAATTCCTGCACTCATGGAGGGTAATGCAGCACTAGACAATGAAGCCTGTATTTCAGCAATGAAAGAGACGTGGGGTGGGGAAACAGATACTAATTTTGGATTCGCACGAGCAGCTGCAAACAATGCAATTCAGAACGGAATTTTGACAGCTGAAGAAGTGAATAGCCCTGAGTTTGGCAATAATCCACTTGTTTTGAAAATGGCGGCTTATTTCGGCTCACAGCTTCAGGAAGATACACCCCCTGCTAACACCCAACAAAGCGGTGCATTAGATGTTCAATCATTAATGAAATCGGAAGCCTACTTAAACGTAAATCACCCAGACCATAAACGTGTATTTGCGCAAGTAGAAGGCTTTTATCAGAAGCAATATAAATAAGGGGTAGTCCATGCCAATTGCAAACGAAAATAAAATCACGGCGGCGTTTGTACAGCAGTTTCATGACAATTATGAATTGGCATGTGCGCAAAACGTTTCACGTTTGCTAAAGACTGTAACGAATCGCGGTCGTATTGAAGGTGAGTCATTCACAATCAATGATATGGGACAGGTGGAAATGAAAGCTTCAGGTGCGCGTTATGGCGACACTGAATGGACAATTCCCGATGTAGGGGTGCGTTCAGTCCTAATGAATGATTTTGATTTATTCATTCCGATTGAAAAGCGTGATGAGCCAAAGTTAAAGGCACACCCAGACGATAAATACATGCAGTTATTGCATAACGCTCACAACCGCAAAGTGGACGACATTATTTATCAAGCCCTGATCGGTACGATTGCACGTAAAACTGTAGATGATGCAGGTGTTGCATCAACTACAAACGTAGCTCTGCCTGCTGGCCAAATTGTTGCCCCAACAGGTATGACGCTTAAACAGCAAATTATTTGGGCTAAGTCGTTATTCCGTAAAAACGAATGTGATGAACAGAACGGTGAGCAACTATTCCAGATTTACACCGCTGACATGATGAATGAATTTTTAAATGACACCACATTAACCAATGCGGACCATATGAAAATTCAGATGCTGCAAGACGGTGCTGTAGGTACGAAGTGGCTTGGTGTTGAGTGGGTTGCATACGAAAAAGTTGTTGCTGGTGCAACCGCAGGTTCTAAGCGTGCTCCGATGTATTGTAAGTCTGCTGTTCATTACGGTGATGCTGCAATTACTGACTTTGGTATCGGTGTACGTGAAGACAAAAAACGTATCAAACAAGTCGGTGGTGTTCATTCAATGGCCGCAGGTCGTGGGAATGAGCTAAAAGTGGTTGCTATCGATTATGACGCTTCTTAAGTCGTAGCTTTGGCCTCACGCTTTACGAGCAGGGCGTGAGGTCTTTTTTAATAATCTAAATAGGAAAATAAAATATGCCAAAAAAATTAATTGCATTATCAATGGTGGCTTTTGTTGGCACTAAATCCGTATCGGCGGCACCAATGACGCGCCAAGAATACAATGATTATCGCGGATGGGAGCTTCCTGCAGATGAATCACATTTGGCTAATGAACAAGGTTTTTTAGTTGAATATGTGGATGGTGGTCGAGCAAATCATCCTGATCATGAGGGTTATATTTCATGGTCGCCAGCTGATGTATTCGAGCGAAGCTATAAGGAATCGCCAAAAAACCATATTGAACGTATGCAATCAGAAAAGCATGAGCTTGATGTAAAACTTACTGCATTAAATGCATTTTTAACTAAGCTTGGTACAAATGAAGCGCCATTGATCGATGACAATCAGGTTTACTTGCTTGAAGAACAGGCCAAGAATATGACGTTCTATTCAAACCTACTTGGTGAACGAATCAAATATGATTCTGAGTTGTTGCAGGCTATTGGCTAACAACTTCAATACCCAACAAACCCACTCTTAAAAGCCCTCAAGATCATTAAAACTTGAGGGCTTTTTCTATGACAACAACATCGATTTCCATCTGCAATGAAGCACTGAGCATGATTGGTGCTAAAGCAATTCAATCCTTTGAGGACAATACGGAAAACGCACGGCGTTGTGCTTCGATTTATGACTCTACACGCCGTGGTTTATTGCGTATGCATCCTTGGTCATTCGCCAAGAAACGCGCACAGCTTGCACCAGTGAGCACACATCCTGCTTTTGGCTACAGCCATGCATTCCCACTGCCTAAAGATTTTTTGCGTCTATATGATTCAGGCCAGTTTGAATATGAAATGGAAGGTCGCCACATTCTGGCCAACACAAATCTAATTAACTTGGTTTATGTCTGTGATGAAGATAATGAAGAGCTTTGGGATTCTTTATTTTCTGAGTGCATGGCGCTGTATTTGGTGAGCAAGCTTGCAAAGCCCATCACAGGAAGCAATGCCGAAGCAGATAGCGCATGGCAGAAGTTACAGAATATGCTGAAGCAAGCACGTGCCATCAATGGGCAAGAACGTCCAGCACAAGACTTTGCAGCAGATTACACCCCTAATTTGATGGGGGTACGCTACTAATGAAGCAGGTCATCACTAAAAATAACTTCAGTGCTGGGGAGCTATCACCAACGCTGTATACACGTACCGATATTCAACAGTATGGCAACGGAGCAAAGACGCTTAAGAATGTGATTCCACTTGTCGAAGGTGGTGTGCGTAAAAGACCAGGCACACTGTTTTTATCGGAACAGGTTGGTGCAGTACGTCTCATTCCGTTTGTGGTCAATTCAGACAATGCATTTCTAATTGTTTTTAAGCCAAATTTGGTCGAGATTGTTAATCCGAAAACACTTGAAGTACTTGAAGGTATTGTTTCTCCATACACAGAGAGTCAGATACATGACATCCAGTTTGTACAATACCGGTATGAAATGTATCTCACACATAGTGAAGTGCCAGTACACCGCCTTTTATGTGATACAGCTTTTGATAACTGGCAGCTAAATCAGTTTGTTTACACTCATTTGCCGACCGACTCTGAAAATGCACGGTTTCCATTTCGAAAAGGAAAGCCCTCAGGTAAAGACATTGGTGCACTGGTATCTTTCACACTGAGCTCATATAACAACTGGGTGAGTACACAGGCTTATTTAGCAGCAGATGTTGTTACCTATGGTGGTAAGTACTATCAGGCATTACGTGACAATACAGACAAGCAACCGAACGAAAATGAACTAGATTGGGCACAGGTTACCGTTAGTGCAGGTGCAACATTCACTGCTGCTGATATTGGCAATTTGATTGAAGTGAATGGAGGGATTATTAAGATCACTCAGTTCATTAATGCTGATCATGTAAACGGAGAAATTCTTAAAAAATTAGATGCCGACATCACAGCAATTGAACGTTCTTGGGCAATTTTGCCGCCAGCATTTAACGCTACGAATGGCTATCCAAGATGTTGCACATTCTTTAAGCAGCGTTTAGTCCTATCGAACACAAAAAAAGCACCAAACAAGGTGTGGTTTAGTGCTGTTGGCGGTAATGGTAATTTTCTCGAAACTACAGAAGATGGGGATGCATTCAGCATTGTGTCTGCATCTGGCCTATCAAACAGTATCTTATTCTTAGAAGCTCAGCGCGGGGTAGTGTGTTTAACCTCAGGTGGTGAGTACATGATCGACTCGGACGGCGCATTAACTCCTACCACAGTAAACATCAATGAGCACAGCGCATACGGTGCATATCCAGTTACACGACCTGAACGTGTGGGCAATGAGCTGCTATTTGTGCAGCGTGGTGGTGAACGTGTCCGGGCTTTAACTTATCGCTATGAAGTTGACGGCTTGGTTTCACCTGAGGTCAGCTCCCTTTCTTCCCATATTGGAGAGGAACACGGCGGGGTAAATGAAATCTCCTACATGCAAGAACCTGAAAGTTTAGTGTGGTTAGTGTTGGGCGATGGCAAAGTGGCCACAATTACTTTTAACCGCGATCAAGAGGTTTTGGCATGGGCACAGCACGACTTTAGCGGTGAAGTGATTAGCATGTGTTCTATCCCCACACAGCTTGGTTCAGACCGTACATTTATGTTGGTGAAACGCTCGGGTACCACGTGTCTTGAGGAGGTTTCCTTTAGCGCATATGTAGACTCAGAACGCACATTAGTTGTGGATAGTGGACAAGTCGAAAAACCTAATTTTCTTGATGAGGTTGTGGCCTATCACCAAGGGGATGATTTTATTTATCAGACCAACTTTGAGGAGGATGGGGAACACTTAGTTGTAGGTGATGAGCTAAACGGTGAAGGCATCAAAGTCGGTCAGCCGATCCACTGTACAGTTGAGCTATTCCCACCTGAATTGAATCAAGCACCGCTGTCTAGCATGTTGCATAAAGCTAAGGTCGATCGTACAGCTTTCTTTTTTAACAACACCATTGCGCCCGAGTTAAACGGTGAAATGATTGAAATTTTCACCTATGACGATAACCCACTTGCACCACGAAAGCCACATACAGGCTATCACTTGGAAGAAGGTGGATCATGGGAGGATCTTCATAGAATCCCTTTAGTAATAACACACAACAAACCGCTGCCGTTTCAGTTGCAAGCTATCACTATGCAGTTATCAATTAACGAGAAATAACCATGCGAGTGCGTACAGCTAAGCTCCCCGATGTGCCTGCCTTGGTTGCATTGGGGCAAGAATTTATTAAAGAAGCGCCCAACTATCAAAATCGTCCATACATGAATGATAAGGCCGCAGAGCATTTCACTCATTTAATTAATGGTGGTGGTGTGATTTTCATCGTTGAGCAAGATCAAGAAATCATGGGCGGTTTTGCAGGGCGTATCGGTGGTGACTGGTTCAATAACACTAAAATTGCCTTTGATGACGTGATGTATGTGAAGCCTGAATTTCGCAAGACACGCGCAGCTTATGTACTCATTCAAACTTTCGTTGGTTGGGCCGCTGCTATGGGTGTGAATCGAATCCAGTGCGGTACCACGACTGGTGTTGAATCTCGTGCTTGTATTCGACTCTATGAGCATTTCGGTTTTACACAATACGGCACTGTTTTGGATATGGAGCTATAAACATGAATGACGTTATTCCAGTAGAAGAAAATATCTTAAAGCGAATTTTGGAAAACCGTGAACATCGAACTTACATTGAGGTTGTAAAGAGCATCCAAAATGTGATGCTAAAAGGTATTAGTGAAAACCATATTGATGAAGTAAAGCCACCAGTAATTCATCACTTTGGACCAGATATTTACATGCGACAAATGGATGCCAAAGCCGGTACTTTAGTGGTTAGTAAGATGCATAGTACCGAGCATTTTAATATTTTGCTTAAAGGTGCAGTTTCCTTAATCACAGAAGATGGGATTAAGGATGTCTATGCAGGTCAAATTATGCTTTCAAAGGTAGGGACTAAGCGCATTGGTTATTTTCATGAGGATAGTTCTTGGCTCACGATTCATCCGACTAATGAAACAGACGTAGACCAGTTGGAAAAAGATATAACAATTCCAGAGGAAGAAATTGACGAATTTCTTGAGAGTATCGGCTACTCACATAAGGAGTTTATCGCATGAGTGTTGCTTATGTCGCTGCTGCGGCAGCAGTCGCAAGTGCCGCAATTACAGGTTATTCAAGTTATCAAAATAATAAAGCTGCAGGTGAACAAGCTGAAGCGGATGCGAGTGCTGAAAAAGCACGTGGACGCTTAGAAGCAGAGCGTATCCGAAAGGAGAAAGAAAAAACTCAATCTGCTGCACGTGCTGCTTTGGCTCAGAATGGCCTAGATGTGAATGAAGGCACAGCACTGGTGATCAATGATGAAATTGAACAGGCCGCAAATTATGATGCAAATATGGCTGAAGTTACAGGCTATAACGCCTCACAGCGATTGAAAGCACAAGCCAGCCAATTTAAGAACAATGCGAATACGGCAGCGGCAACAGGTGTTTTAAATACGGTTTCAGCGGGTGCTAGTGGCTACTCTAAGGCTGTTACTGCGAAGAAACAGTCTGCACTTCTAGATGCTCAAATCACCAATGAAACAAAAGGGTGGAAATAATGCCAAGAATCCCGATGGGTAATTTTGGTAAAGCAATGCCTGAAGTTCAACGTATTGCAGTACCTCAAAACAACCTAGATCAGCTTGGTGGCGCACTCCAGAATGCGTCTCAAGCTGCTGGACAAATTGCAAGAAAACAAGAGGAAGAGCAAAGGAAAAAAGATGACTTAACCGCTTCAACCATTGTTAGCCAATTTGGTTTGGACTCTGAAAATATGGCTGCTGATTACCGTCAAAAGGTTGCCAGTAATCAAATGTCAGATGTTGATGCGGACCTAGCATTCTCGAAAGAGTATGGCTTAAAGATGGACGAGGTCGTTTCACAGCTCCCTCAGAGTGTTAGTCAAGGATACAAGGAAAATCTTGTTAAGTATGGTACTGGACAGGTTGGAACTTTCTATCAGACTGGGCGCAATGTAGCTGGGGACCTAGCAAAAACCAATCTTAAATTGACGCTTGAAAATGCCTCCAAAATGGGAGATCAAGCTGCTGCACTCCCCTTAGTTGAAAATGCATTTAATGCGGCATCTGAGTATTTAAGTCCAGCAGAGGTACTTGAGTATAGATCTAACTATAAACAGCAGCAACAAAGCACAAATCTTGGTTATCGTTTATCTAGTGCACAGACATCTAAAGATTATCAGGATATTTATACTGAGCTACAGGATGAAAAGAACTACAGCAGCCTGCCTAGTTCGACTAGAAACAGTGCTATGCATTCTGCTAAAAGCGGTTTATTGCAAATCCAAAGGCAAGAGCAGCAAGCACAAAATAAAAAAGAGTCTGATGCTGTAAAGCTAGTAAATGATTTACAAAGTAATGTGCTTTCTGGTGGAAAAATTGACCTTGAGTATATGACCAATCTGGGTAAGGCAACAGAAGGGACTGAAGCACATAAAGATTATCTTTTTTTGCAATCAAATTATGTCGGTATTCAAGAGTTTCAAAACTTGAATACAAATGATAAGAAAGTACGACTTGATCGGTTAGAGCGGGATTTTAAAAATACACCTTCAGAGAATGCATCTGACCGTAAAAAACTTTTGGACTTATACCGCAGTATCTACACTCAAGACGTTTCGGATGCGAAATCCGATAATGTTTCTGCTGCTGGAAAGCTTGGGATTGAGGTAAGTGGTTTTACTGGACAGCAGCTTTTAACTGATCCAGATGGAACAATGGGTCTGATTGTAAACAATCTACATGCTCTTAACCAAGCAAAAAAACATGAGCCAAATATCAGCCTTGATCCAATTCCAGCATTGAATAAAGGTGATATTCAGGAATCTTTTGAAAAGGCTAACCCTAAGCAAAAGTTAGATGTTTTAGCCTCAATTATGAAAGGTTCTCAAAAAAATAGACTCTCATTGAGTGCGACAAAAGAGATTATCAAAACTATTGGTGGTGGTGATGGCATATACAACATTGCTGCTGTAGCTGTGGCAAATAACGCTGTTTACCATGGTAAAAACACAGGCCATATTATTTTGTCAGGTGCGAGCTTAATTAAGGCTCAAAATCAAATTACACCTGCAAATTTGGAAGAAACTTACCGAGGACGAATTAGTAACCTAGCTGGTGACGGTGATTATTCTGCAAACTGGTCAGCATTTAAATCAGCATATGCTTATTTTGAATCAGAAGTTGGGCATCATCAAAAAAGCAAGGAAGATGTATACAACACAGATTCATTTAATAAAGCTTTAGATGCTACGACTGGTGGGCTGTATCAGCAGCACAATACCTCATGGTTTGGTACGGGTAGGTTTAAAACAGCAAATGGAACTGTCACTGATTGGATGGTTCAAAAACCTTATTTAGTGAGTGATAGTGCTTTTGAGACTATTGTTAATTCAGAGTTTGAGCGAATCGCTAAGAAACATAATTTATCCCCTAATTTTGTTAAAGATAATTTTAGATTGGAAGCTAAACAAGGCTCAACCTACGACCGTGAAGTTACCTACTATTTGCTAGATGCTAATGGTGAACGATGGAATGTTAAAGGTATACCCCAAACAATCACTCTTATAAACAAGCGGAGATAAATCATGGGATTAGCCTACAATGCATTGGATGACGATGATAGTGATTTAGATGCTTATGATTTAAGCCAAACTATGAAACCGAGCGCACGTTCAGGTACACCAACGGATCCAAAAAAATTAAAAGATGCACCGGGCTTTTTTACTGGTTCATCCACTGCAATCCAAAGAGGTGTTAAATCTGGTCTCGGTAAAGTTGCTATATCTTTAATTGGATCGGAAGAGGAGAACCGTAAGGCTGCTGAGGATGATTCATTACAGCTACAGCTTTATCAGGCTGCTGTGCAAAAAGATGGAGTTATAAAAACTGGTTCGTATGAACAGTTTACCGAGCGTGAATACAAGAAAAGCAAGAAAGACACTATGCAATTCGTTAAGGACAATAGTCCTAATGAGGGCGACGGCATGGGTGCTCAGATTCTTAATAGCGTAGGTGATTATGGGACACGAGGGGTAATTGGTGGTAGTACAGCTGGTGGTGCCTATGTGGTTGGTAAGTCAACCAAGGATTATGTTTATAACAAGCTGATTGAATCAGGTGTTGATGAAGATACAGCACAAAAAGCATCTTTGAATGATGCTTTTGTGGATGGCGTGGGGATGGTAGTTCCCGTCTACCGTGGTGCTGGTATTTTAAAAAATGCTGGCTTAGTTGCTGCACCTGTAGCTCTCACTGAAGCAGGTCATGCAATTAATGAAAATATGCTTGAGTCTAAAGGATATAAAAAGCAAGCTAAAGACTATGAATTTTCAACTGAAAACGTAATGACTGGTTTAATCCTTGGTGGTGCTATTAACCGGGGAACGGCATATCTTGATTCACGCAGCAATAAAAAAGCATTTGAACAAACTCCAGAAGAGGCACAAACGACTGCCGAAATTAAAGATGAGGTTACACCTTCTATCGCAAAACGTTTGGATGATGAGTATAACGAATTAGGTCTACATTCAGACGATATCGAGACAAGAGAAAAAATTAAGCAAAACAGGAATGTTGCTGAGTCTCAAGTAATGGCTGGGCAACCAATTAATGTTCCTCATTCTGATATTCAAGAACCCAACATAAAACCCACGCTAAATAAAACGATCCTGAATAGTAACGGTCAACTTTTGGCTGAGAAAGCAGAGCAAGCGGGTATCAATCCAAGTGATGCACTAACTATCGCTCACCTTGAAAGTGGTGCAAATTTTTCCGCTTCTGCACAAAACACAACATCTTCGGCAAATGGCATCCTTCAGGTAATTGATTCATCATGGAAAAGACTAGGCGGTGGTGATCGGAAAGATTTAAACGAGCAAATCCGCGTTGGCCTATTGCATATGAAGGAGGCAAATTCCTATATCGCTAAAAAGCTCGGACGGGAGCCTGTAGCACATGAGCAATATTTAGGTCATCTTCTTGGGCCAGCTGGCGCGGTAAAGGTTTTACAAGCCGACCCAAATGCACGGCTCATTGATATTGTTCGTAGCTATGATAAAAAAAATGCCAATGCGATCGTAAACAATAATCGCATGGCTGGTATGACTGTTGGTCAAGCTATATCGAAATGGGAACAAAAGTGGAACAGTGTGGGTGCTCGTTATGGAGGCGCAGGGTCTGAGCGTGTTAGCACTGCATATGATGCTAATGGTAATTCATATGAGCTACTTACTGAGATTGAAGACTTATCTAGCTTAATCGTTTCAAACGAGATAAATGGCGCATTAAACTCAATGTATCCTCAGGAACTCCAACCGCGAGATAGGTCTAGTGCAGCATCACAGATGCAGATTGATAATATTGCCAATAATTTACGATCTGAGTTACTTGGAGGTAGTCACCGTGTTTCGGATGGTGCACCAATCACTGGCTTAGATAATGTCGTTGAATCAGGTAATGGCCGAGCTTTAGCAATCAGTAAGGCATACGAAACAGGCAAGGCAGATAATTATCGGGCTTATGTTGAACAGTATGCCCAAGACAATGGAATTGATATTTCTGGTATGAAGCAACCAGTTCTAACTAGAAAGCGATTATCTGATACGGATCGTGCTGAATTTGCACGTGTAGCCAATCAACCTGATGTTGCAGGATATAGTGCAACTGAGCGTGCACGAAATACTAATTTGCCCGATACAGGTTTACTCAAAATCAATCATGACGGTAGTATTAACCTTGATCAGTCAAATGACTTTGTAAAACAATTTCTTCAAAGTATTCCTGATGCGGAACGTGGGTCGTTAATCACTAAAGATGGTTATCAATTAAGTCAAGATGGCAAGCGTCTTATTGAATCTACAATCATGCAAAATACTTATGATGACTCCAATCTTGTAACTCGACTGTCTGAAAATCTTGATGATGAAAGCAAAAATGTGCTGAACGCTCTTATGCGTGTTGCTCCACAGCTTTTGCAATTGGGTGATTTGGTTAAACAAGGTGGACGACATACTAACGATATCGCTAAAGATTTAGCTCAAGCGGCGCAAAAACTTAGCGATTTAAAAGCCAGCGGCGTGAAGGTTGATGATTACTTAAACCAAGGTCAGCTCATTGATGATGGACTTTCACCTGGTGCGCGAGAATTCCTTAATGTCTTTGACCAAAATAAACGCAGTACAAAAGCAATATCAGATTATGTGCAATCTAAAATTGATGAAGTTGAGGCAAAAGGCGACCCGCGACAAGGATCGTTGTTTGGTGATACACCAGAGCAAATTACTGCAATGCAGATTTTAAGAGACAATCCAGATATGGATATAGCAACATTCATTGAAGATCCGGCAGGCAATGAAATATCAGCTACAACCAAAGCTTCAAATGTATTAGAGCAACTAAAAAAAGAAACTGAATTAGCAGACATGGACATTGTTGCATCACAAGCCGCAATTAACTGTTTCCTGCAGTACGGGACATAATTAAGCACACAACAAACCGCAGCATAATTAATGCTCAGATGACTAAAATTATCTGGGCATTTTTTTATGAAAGACCAATGCAAAGCAGCCGTAGCTAAAGCACTCGGAAAGCCATCACTCAATCAGCAAGAAGCTACCAAAATCGATCAGCGTGTAACAAAGGCAATGCAAAATCTTGCAAGTCAGGATCGGGATAAGTGGCGCAATATGAGTCAAATAGATAAGTTGACAGCGGCAAGTGAGCAAGTCGCTAAAGATATTCAAAGTGACCTAGCACGCAAAAAGCAGATTCTAGCCAAAGATATTATTAAACGAAGTCAAGGTTTAGAAATCATAAAGACTCCTGGGCTTGCTGCAAATCAAAATTTAGATCGAATGATTGCTCATAATGGTGATATGTCTGGCATCACGTCTTTGAACTCAGAGTACAAAGTGATTGCCAATGAAACAAAGCGCCATATGTGGAATTTCTACACAAAAATTAAAGGTGCATTAGGGATTTGGACTGACAACAATTTGATGAAAGACGTGGCCCGTGAACGTTTTGGAGAAGATACGGGTAACAGTGTTGCAAAACAAATAGCAACTGAACTTGGAAAAATGTATGACGATCTGCGTGTACGGTTTAATGCCGCTGGTGGTGATATTGGCGATTTGGGGGATGATTTTGGATTTAATACTATTTGGGAGGGTGACAAGTTAAAAGATGCTGGTATGCAGCAATGGCTGGATGATGCTCTTAAAAATATTGACCGCTCTAAATATGTAGATATTGATGGTAATCCATTAACTAATGATCAGATCAAGGAGATGATTAGTTACTCATTTGAATCAATTACGACAGATGGCTTAAATAAGCTAAATGTTGGTGAAGTTGTGCAAGGTGGTGGAAAGGTTACAAATCGAATGAGTCAGGCTCGTGTGCTGCACTGGAAAAATGCAGATGCGTGGCTTGAGATGCAACAAAAATATGGTGCGATTCCATTCGTTGATTTAATTGATTCTCACATTGATACCATGGCTAAAAATATTGCATTAGTTGAAAAGTTCGGAAGTAATCCAAACCGCGCTTTTGAAATTTTAGCGCAAGAAGCTAAACGAATTGATGGTGAAAATGGGATTAAAACGAATGCGCTAACTGATGGTATAAGACGTGCAACCACAATGTACGATGTATTTGCTAATCGTGAAATGAATCATGGTATCGAAGCACTAAATTCGTTTGGGGTGGCTTACCGTGCTTGGAATGTCTCCACTATGCTTGGTTCTGCTCTGCTGGCATCCCTTTCAGATATTGCGCCGATGATCAAACTTGCACGTATGCATAATCTTTCTGTTGCTAAATTAATGGGAAATTTGGCTGGTGAGCTAAATCCATTTAATCCCAAGGATAGAGAGTTATCATTCAGCATGGGTATTGCAGTAGATGAGATAACCTCCTCCCTTGGACGATTTGCGGCAGAAGATCTTACAAGTGTTTACGATCGCGCCAGTCAAGTAGCACGTGTTTCTAATACAGCCTCATCAACTATCATGCGTGCCTCACTTCTTAATGCTTGGACACGTGCGACCAAAGCTGCATGGTCGAAAACCTTAATGAATAAATACGCCAATTTGCCCAAAGAAAAAAAATGGGGGCAACTAGATGCCGAAGATCAGGGTTTTTTAAAAGCGGTTGGTTTGGATGAACGCACTTGGGAGGTAATGAGCTTAGCAGAGCCTATGAAGGATGGGGCAGGTAATCCATTGATGACGACCCAATCAATATTAAACATCCCAGATGAACAACTAAATCACTTGGGTAATCCAATAGAAGTAAAAAACCAAGCAGTTAAAAAATACTTCTCCCATGTTTTAGATGAACAAGGAATGGCAGTAATTGAATCTGGATTACGTGAGCGCACAAGACTGTATGGCAAAACTCATGGCGGTGAAATTTTAGGTTTTTTTGGACGCGGAATGATGCAGTTTAAATCGTTCCCTGTAACCTTCCTTATGCGGCATGGGACACGTGCGTTGCGTGATGGAGCACTTTCACCAACACCATATACTTATATGATTCCTCTTGCCCTTGGTATGAGCGCTATGGGAGCTTTATCTTTGCAGTTGGGTGAAATAGCAAATGGTAATAATCCTTTACCTATGTGGGATGATGATGAACCTGATGTTGCTTTAAGTTTCATGACGAAGGCTATGATGAAAGGCGGCGGTATGACCTTACTAGGGGATATTGTTGCTGCTGGTGCAGATACATCTGGTCGTGATGGGAGAGATTTTTTATTGGGCCCGATGGGCGGAGATATTATTAAACTAGCTCAGCTCACAAGTGGAACAGCCAATCAGATTTTGAATGGCAAGGATGTCACAAGCAAAACCAACCAAATGTATATGTTGGCAAAATCAAAAATACCCGGTCAAAATCTTTGGTATACAAAAACCGCCATGAACCGCTTAATGTTTGATGATATTCAAAATATGATTGCACCGGACTTCCAACAAAAGTATAAAAGGAAAATGCAAAAGCAAGGCCGTAGTCAATGGTGGGAAAGTGGCGAGGGTCTTGATGGTTTGAATCCAATTGATTTTGAAAAGGCTATTCAATAAATATGAAAAAGTTATTTGGCTCTTTATGTGTTGTTATATTGCTTACTGGTTGCGCCACACTAGACAATGGAAACAAAAGTCGTATTCAAATTTTACAGAGTAATAGTGCACTAATTAACGGGTGTCAAAAGCTTGGTCCAATTCATGTTGACATTCAATCCATGAGCTTTAACAAAGCATCAAGTGAGGAATTGGTAAAACAAGCATCCAGTTATGGCGCGGATACTGTTGCTATTATTAATCGTCAGAACCTGCCATTAGGACACGTGATTATTGATGCCACAGCTTTGAAGTGCTACAGCTAAATATTCACCCAACAAACAACAATTCATCCCCCTGTATATATCACTTATACAGGGGGATTTTTTTATGCGTGATGATCAAGTAGAACGAATTAAACTGCTTTCAGAGGAAATAGCAGATGACATGGTGAAAACTGCTGTCATGGCAATGGGTATTGGTCTTGGATCAAATCAGGAGCGCGGTAATAAGGGGTTTATGTATAAGATCGTTAAGGATCAGGCGGGTGTCATGGCTACGCTTCAGCGGATTTTGGACATTAAATCAGGAGCAATTCCACCAATTAGTGCAACAAAAGCAACTCAGGAAAAGCACGAACAAAATTTAATTAAAAAAGCAGAAGCTGATGCCGCGAAACTTAAACAGCGTATGAGCTAATGACTAAACCGAAGATCAGCTTTTTAGCGTTCTTCCTACTTTGGGCTGAGCTACAGGGTTGGAAGATACCCACTTTTCATATTCAAGTCTGTATTTTCCTTGAGGAGTTTTATCTCAATGGGCGTACAGGCTTGCTCATGCTTCCGCGTGGACACTCCAAATCGTCCATATTGGACGTATTTAATGCGTGGGTGATTTACTGCTGGCCTAGCACTCAAATCTTGCATCAAGGCACTACGGATGCGGATGCTTATAAGTGTTCAAAAGGTACACGTGATGTTCTTGAGAGACATCCTTTGTGTACTGGTAATCCTAATGTGGCTATTCGCCAAGGTGAAATTGAACGTTGGTTTGTAGAAGGCACACCAGACGTTCGTTACGGCACTATGCTGGCAAAAGGCATCTTGTCAGGTGTCACAGGGCATCGTGCGCACTTTATCCAAAACGATGACGTTGAGACACCGCAGACCACAGCAAACCCTGAGCAAAGAGAGAAGCTACCTAAAAAGCTATCTGAACAAACGCACATTGCTATCCCAGGTGCAAAACGGCTTTGGATAGGTACACCGCACACCCATGATTCACTCTATGAAAAAATCAAGAAGCAGCGAAAAGTCAGTAAGCTGATTCTTAAAATGTTTGAAAACGAAAAACGTGTTGAGGACAGCGTCAAAGGTCAAAAGGTACTACTTGATTTTGAACCGATACATGCTTTCTCAGGCATTGGTGTAGGTGCGAAATACCTAAGAAAAGGTGAAAACTACGAATGTAGAAAATTAAAGAACGCTTGGGAAGTAACGTTTTTAGAATCAAATTACATCGTCGATTTTTATTCTAAGGGAATTTGGGAGGAGCGTTTTACACCTGAAGAAATGGAATTTCGCCGTGAGGAATGTAAAACCCTGAATGAATGGGATTCACAGTATCAGATGCATGCCAAGCCAATTGGTGATGTTCGTCTTGATCCTGACAAAATCCTTGCCTATGACTGTGAGCCAGTTTTGAGACGTTCGAATGGTCAATATCTCATGATGCTAGGGGAGCGCCGTATCGTGGGTATGTCAGCGAAATGGGACCCATCTAGCGGCAAGCTTAAATCTGATATTTCATCTGTAGCTTTATTCTTACATGACGATTTAGGTACGAAGTATTGGCATCGATCAATTGCTTTAACTGGTCCCGATATTATTACCAACGATGATGGTGAAATTGTTGGTGGGCAAGTTTGGCAACTTTGTGATCTTGTTGAAAAATACTATGTTCCTAAAATCGTGATTGAAACCAACGGTATTGGTGGCTTTGCTGGATCTTCACTCAAGGCAGCTTTGAAGAAGAGAAAGCTACGTTGTGGTGTGGAAGAGCGACACGAAAAACTAAATAAAAACAAAAAAATTCTTGATGCGTTTGAAGGACCATTAATGTCTGGGCTTTTGTGGGCTCATATCTCCGTATTGGTTAATTCTGGTGTGAACGGTGATGAAGAAGATTCTGCCACAGCGAAACAAATGCGGGAATGGAGCCCTGCTGTTTCAAGTCAACCTGATGACTATTTAGACTCAGCAGCAGGTGCGATTACTGATCAGCCTGAACGTGTCGGAAAAATACACAGAACTAATGAAGTGAATGAGCGTCCTAATTGGAGAACAGACGGTGGTGTTGCAGAAGCCACCTTAGATTTTAACGATTAGGGGGCAACTATGGCAGTCCAAGAACAAACGCCATATATCGAACACGTTGCAAATGGAGTTACAACGTCCTTTGCTTTGGAGTTTGAATGCAAAGATAAAGAGCATTTGATTGTATTAGTGGATAATGTAGAACCCAATGTGGGTACATGGTCCTTAGCTAATGGTTCCGTTGTATTTGGGACAGCACCAGCAGATGGGAAAATCATTTCGATTCAGCGCAATACGCCATTCCGACGTGATACAAACTTTCAAAGTTATGACAACTCACTGCGTCCTGCCACAATTAATAAAGATTTCGATTGGATCTGGTACAAGTTACAAGAACTTGGCGTAGCCGACTGGATTCTAGGCAATCGAATTGATGCACTAAAAAACTATGTAGATGATCGTGACGATGAGTTACGAGCATACCTGATGGAAGAGATCCGCAAGCAAGGTGTAGCGCTTGATCAGCTAGAGGACTATTACAATTATTTAATGGAGCGCCTTGCCCAAATTGCTGTAGATAAGGGTTGGGATTCTTCTTTTGTTGTCCACAAAGGTCAGACGCAGTTTGAGATTAATGAGGAGCAAAAACAGATTAATAATGGTCTGTTAATGCCGGTTAACACACCTCGTGCCCCAAGCATTAATCGCGCCCTTTATAATCATGTTGTCGAACAGGTGAACGTCAAAGACTACGGCGCAATCGGTGACGGTACCCTGCACACAGTTCAGGAGTGGATTGATTCAGGTAAGTTTAGCAGTCTGGCCGATATTCAAGTCGAATACCCGCATGTGACTTCATTGGCTGACTCTGTAGACTGGGCAGCGATGCAGCTATGTATCAAAATGCGTAAAAATATTTATGCTCCAGGTGACACAGGTTCGTATGTGTTTGGGCCAAATACTGTACACACCCCTCACAGTGGTAGTCCTAACCGCGTAGATAGCGGTGCATACATTTATGGTGATAGGGGTAAATCTGTCTTTACTCGCGACGAGGTTGGCGAAGTTTCGACACGAATACTGAAACTAGACGGCACTTTAGATATTGCTGCAAGTGATGACATAAACAACAACGAAGCTGTTTTTTCATTGCATGGAAGCTATTATAAATTCTCTGACATTGCTATCCATCACTCAAAAGTAGGTATCTTTATGGGTCAGGACATGACCCAAGCAGAGAAATCCGCTTGCTATAAAAATATTATACGTGATGTTGAGTTTCGTAGATGTTCACAACCTATAATTATGAGTTCCGCTTATGGTAATCATTATAACGACATTTCAAACATTCATTTTATTGAGTGCCAGATTGATTGTGAAATGAGAAATGGTAAGCATGACATTGTAACTATTGCAAATAATAACCGGAACTATTTTACAAATATCAGGTCAAATCGTTCAATTGTTGGATTGCTTTGTACATCCGGCGATACAAATCGTATGACATCGTGGGATGGAGAAGGCTGTGGAGCCTCTCCCACAAATAACCCTTACCCACTACCGTTAGGTCTGCCTAAATTATCAGATGGTATTACACAGATTACAAACGGGGTTCATATTCTCACTGGGCAAGGACAGTTAAACAAATTCCTTAACTGTCAAATGGAAGCTTGTGACATTGAGTTATACAACAACCATTATCGGAACAGCTTTGTTAATTGTGGCTATCATGAGGCTGTTGCGAACGGTACTCAGGTCTACAACCTGCAGGAGCCTGGATTATTTATTTCACACAATTCTTTCTTCACATCGATCTTTTGCCACCTATCGAACCTAAATTCTAATGCGTTCCCGAACGTAACTGAGCTTGGTCTTTATGTTCGTGGTAACTCATTCAGAAACAACACTGGTATCGAAAAGTTAAAAGCAACCACTACATCCAAAAACTACTCAGAATGTCGGGTTTTTGATTTAGGTACAGCGGCCTCAGGATCAACTAAAACCGTTACGATCTGGCGTGATGTAGATCCGTCTTCTAGCGCAAACATCAAAGTTAAGATCAGCGCGTTATCTACAGCCAATAACTTGTCATTTGCGAACGAAATGGCTGTGAGTGCATACCGGTCAAGCACTAGATCGCTAACACGCTATTTTATGCAAGAACTGTATAAACTAAGAGCAACCGGCCAAGGTATAGGAGATTCAACTAGTGTAATTGTTCCCACAATTGCTAACGGCGGAAGCTCTTCACGTGAGCTAGTTCTCACTCTTACAATGCCAGCCTATGCGATGGACAGCGTGTTTGTAGAAGTTGAACTGTGTGTTGGTGCTACGTGACACATAAATCATTTATCACCCAACAAACCACTACCAACCCTGATCTTTAATAAAGATCAGGGTTTTTTATTACCAAAAATAAGGAGGGAGCATGGCAGATCATGCACAAACAGCAATTGAAGCAAGTGCAGCAATCACAAGTGCTTCTTCAAAAACTGCAGTCGCTGGGGGTGGGGTGTCATTTGTTGGATGGTTAGCTGGTCTCGATCCAATGACGGTTCTTGGTGTTTGCATTGGTTTAGGTGGCTTATTAGTTAGTTTTTTAAGTTTCTTAATTAACTGGCATTACAAGAAAAAAGAAGATCAGCGTGCTGATGAACTCCATCAAATTGCGCTACGAAAAGCGAATGGTGAATGTAATGTCGAATAAAACCAAGATAGCTGTAACCATGGCAACCGTAATTAGCCTTGGTGGTCTTGCGTGGACACAAAGCCGTGAAGGTACTGTTCTTAAGCCCTATTACGATAGTGTCAAAGTAGCAACTATTGGCACTGGCACAACAGTCTATCCAAACGGCCAAACTGTAAAAATCACTGATCCATCAATTACCAAGAAACAAGCAGCTGAATATCTACAATTCCACATGAACAAGGATGCCAAGATTTTCAATAAAACGCTTATTGGTATTCCTCTTTCTCAAACTGAGTATGACTTGTATATGGATTTCACATACCAGTTTGGTACGGGTGCATGGTCGCAGTCTTCAATGCTACGAAATTTGAAATCACGCAACTACGTGCAAGCCTGTAAGTCGTTATTGAAGTGGAAGTATGCAGCAAAGCGCGATTGTTCAATCCGTTCAAATAATTGCTATGGCGTTTGGACACGACAACGAGCGCGCTATGAAAAATGCATAGGAGAAAACTAGATGACATTTCTTTTGCTGATATGGAATAACAAGCGCTGGACTTTAATCATTGTGCTTTTGATTTATGCAGTTTTTCAGACTTGGCAATCCAATTCACTGGCAGGTGATCTCAACAAGGCCAATGCTAATTGTAAAACTAAGGTACAGCAAGAAGTCGATAAGGCTATTAAGCCTTATAAGGATGCAGAACAAGAAGCACAAGAACGAGCACAGAAAGCAGGTGAGGACTATGAACAAACCAAAGAAACCGAACGAGTCAAAACAGAAACGATTACACGTGAAGTGCAAAAGATCATTGAGCGTCCTGTTTATCTCAACAATTGTTTCGATGATGCTGGGGTGTCAGCAGTCAATGCCGCTGGTAATACCGCCGAACCTGAAAGCGCGGTGCCCTGATTTGCAAACACTTGAATCGGGGCAAGGTAAAGATATTCTGCCCATTATGATTGATGATCGCCGCAAGTATGTGAACTGTCAGCAACGGCATGCTGCAGTGATTTCGATAGTAGAAAAAAAGCCCTCTAAGTGAGGGTTTTTTTAAATGGCTTTGAGATTAATCAATAATTTCTCAATTTCCAAAGTTTTAATTTGATTAGTTAGTGCAAGCGTATGATGATAATTTTCATACCAGGTATTTAAGTTTTTTCGTATATAAAAAATTTCATCATCAAACATATTGATATCTTTGAAAGAGTCTAAGTAGTTGTCATAACGTACAGAGTCTATTTCGAGGGTTCCGGAAACAATAGAATAAGCTTGAAATTTGCTATAGAGAAAGTTGAAAGATGAATTTAACTCACTAATTTTATTAGTGATATTTGAAATATAAATCATGTTCTTATCAGCATACATTATAGCCACATTTACTTCCCAATCATAAGAACTGATTAGCTCATCAAGCTGTTCTAGATAAAAATAGTAGGTAGATAGTTCTTTCTCAAAATTTGAAAAAAGCTCGTAAACTTGAAAGCCGAAGTTGTTGATAACCTGTTTATTATGTTGGACCTTCCAGTCGTTGAATAAATATACAGCAACAAAAGAAGCTGCAAAAGTTGCAGATGCCGATAGAATGGAACCAAAAGCAGAAATGTAAGCATCACTTTTTTTAAAGACAAAATAGAATGTGCAGTAGATAAGTAATGCTAAAGCATAACCAACAGTTAGCCATAAGCCGACAGTTAATAATTTCTCTTTATTCATTACGCTTTATTTCCCAACAACCTTAGCACCTTTCCAAAACTCCCCGCGTCTACGCACTAGAAATGAACTCGCAATACTTTCAGCATGGAATACCTTAGCATCATCTTTATTGTCGACCCAAAACCATTCAGGTTGATAGACCTGTTGGACATCTGAAAAATCATCGTATTCCAGTATTTCTTGTGTAGCATCTCGATAAGCAAGCCATTTGCCATCTTTGGTGATATAGGCCATTAAACACCCCCTCAAAGTACAAACTTCACAATTTATTCACTAATCTTTTTCTTTTCATAAACAATATACAGTACACAGCTATAACTGTAACACATACGATATTTCGAACCTTTAAAATGATGATATAGTGCTCTTGCAGATTGGCCGACTCAAGAGAATTTTGAGTCGGTTTTTTGCGTTTAATATCTGTGGATAACTCATTAGTAACACCAAAAATACACCAATAAGATGCAACTTGCTGATTATTATAAGGAGTATCTATACAATGATTTTAGTGACTGGTGGTTTAGGCTTTATAGGCTCTCATATTGCTTTGAGCTTTATGGCGCATGGGCAAGAGGTCATTATTGTAGACAATTTATCCAATGCGAACTTGCAAACTCTTGAACGATTAGAATTTATTAGTGGCATGTACGTGCCTTTTGTCAAAATTGATATACGAAATACGCCTGCTTTAAACAAAGTTTTTGAGCAGTATTCCATCGATGCGGTGGTGCATGCAGCAAGTTTTAAATCGCTTGAAGAATCTGTATTGAAGCCTTTGGAATACTATAATGACAATGTCAGTTGTATCATGAGTTTACTGCGTGCCATGCAGCGCACAGGTGTCCGAACTTTGGTTCATCTTTCCAGTCTTGCGGTCTATGGTGAATCCAGCCTACATCTAGAAGAAGATTTGGAGCTGAATTTCGGCTATCCAAACCCGTATATCAAGTCGCAGCAAATGGTCGAAGAAATTATTCGAGATACAGCAAAAACGGATAATGAATGGAAAATTGCAATTTTAAGAATGGGCAATGTCGCTGGTGCATTTGAAAATGCGATGCTCGGAGAACTATTCCCGCCTTTACCGAAAAATATTATTCCACTGTTGATGCAAGTCGCTGCAAAACAGCGTGATCATATTGAACTTAGAAAAAGTGCACAAACCACAGACCATACCGTAGAGCGTAGTTTTTTACATATCCTCGATGCCTGTGATGCGATTGCGGCTTCGTTACAATGGTTAAGCACCCAACAGTTTGCTTGTGAAGCCTTTAATATTGCAGGTCAAAGTGTGTCGATACAGCAGTTGATTGAAAAAGTTGAAAGCGTGACGCAAAGTGATATTGCTACAGTCGATGTGAAGGATTCGCACATCGTGGAATTAGATCAGGTCGCAGCCGAGTGTAGTAAAGCGAAAAACATTTTACACTGGGAAGCGAAGCGCAGTTTAGAACAGACCCTTGAAGATGGATGGCGTTTCTACCAACAAAATTTAGATGGCCGTTAATTAATTTACTGATAACAATTATCATTTACATATTTTTGCTTAATCATTAAAATAAGGAAAACAAGCGCAAAATAATCATTTTGCAATTCAGTTAAAAAGGAAGAGGTTAAAATGCAAACACGTATTGAACATGACACGATGGGCGAAGTTGAAGTACCGAGTGAAGCACTTTGGGGTGCTCAAACTCAGCGTAGTTTCCAAAACTTTAAAATTGGCAGTGAACGTCTACCACGTCCAATGATTCGTGCCATGGGCTTAGTGAAAAAAGCAGCAGCATTAACCAATGCTGAGCTCAACCAAATTCCACAAGAATTGGCGCAATACATCGTCGGTGCTGCGGATGAAGTGATTGCAGGGCAGTGGGATAGTCAGTTTCCTTTGGTGGTATGGCAAACTGGTTCAGGCACACAAAGCAACATGAACTGTAATGAAGTGATTGCCAATATCGCCAATCAGAAACTCGGCAATCCTTTAGGCGCACAAAAACCTGTACACCCGAATGATCATGTAAATCGTGCTCAGTCGACCAATGACTCGTTCCCAACGGCGATTCATGTTGCAGCAAGTATCCAGATCAATGAATTACTGATTCCTGCGGTGACACAGCTTCGAGATACTTTAGCTGCAAAGTCTCAAGCATTTTCAGACATCGTTAAGATTGGTCGAACTCATTTACAAGATGCGACACCCTTAACCTTAGGCCAAGAATTTAGCGGTTATGTTTCTCAGCTCGATCACGGCTTAAAGCGTTTACAACAAGTACTTTTAGGCTTGTATGAGCTGCCTTTAGGTGGAACGGCTGTAGGTACAGGATTGAATGCTCATCCTGATTATGCAGAAAAATCAGCAGAGCAACTGGCACAGTTGACAGGGCTACCTTTTGTGACTGCACCAAATAAATTTGAAGCATTGGCTGGGCGTGATGCAGCAGTGTTTGCCTCAGGTGCATTAAAAACGCTTGCGGTAAGCTTGAACAAAATTGCCAATGACATTCGCTGGTTGGCAAGTGGCCCACGTTGTGGTTTTGGCGAGTTACGTATTCCTGAAAATGAACCAGGCTCAAGTATTATGCCGGGGAAAGTGAACCCGACTCAAAGTGAAGCGATGACCATGGTGGTGGCTCAAGTCTTAGGCAATGACACCACGATTAATGTTGCGGGCGCATCGGGTAATTTTGAGTTGAATGTATTCATGCCAGTGATTGCGTTTAATTTGTTGCAGTCGATTCAGCTTTTGGGTGACGCATGTAATAGTTTTAATGATCACTGTGCAGTGGGTATTGAACCAAACCGTGAAAAAATTGATCACTTCTTACATGACTCATTGATGTTAGTTACGGCTTTAAACCCAGTGATTGGCTATGAAAATGCAGCGAAAGTTGCCAAAACAGCCTATAAAGAAGGGAAAACGTTAAAACAGGTGGCC